GCTGTGAAAGTTTCACCTGCTGTATCAAACACGACTCCCGCACCTTCTTGTTTTACTGGTGCTGAAGCGAAACCGCTTAACATTACTTCTTCTTCGAAAGCTCTGTCAGATGTTTCTGATACGTAAATCTCTGCGTGTTGATTTTCGTATCTATTATATTCCAGGCCGAATAAAGCATTCAAACCTGGCTCTAGTTCTTTAACTAGTTGTGCTCTTGATATTGCCATAGTTATTCTCCTTTATTATGCTATGCCTGTTCTGCTTCTATATTGGTGGTGGTTTATTCTCACCAAGATATTAGCATTTGATGTTGCTGTGTCAGAGTTATCTGGATCCTGACAAATATCAATTGCTTGTAGAACAAATGATACTGTAGTTCCTGAATTTGACACGTCTAATTGAACTTTTGAAAGTCCAGTTTGCGTTACACCTGTTGTATTGTTTACGGCGTAGTTCTTGTAAAGATCTGCTCTTGTAAATGCTTCATCAGCATCAATCAAGAATACCGCATCTGGGTCATCTACAACAAAAGCTGTTATATCACTTGCAGCAATACTACCTGGGTAGAAATTTTTGAAAGTCGGCTTTTGAGTAGTTGGATCTGTATAAAAACAACCGTTAAACACGCCCACTACAGCTGTCGATAGACCAGCAGCTCCACTTGCATCATATCTTTCGATATTTCCAGTACCTTTTGGAATTACCAAGTCACCTTGGAAGATTGCAGTAGCGTAACCACTTGCTATTGTATATCTGTTTTGAGCTCCTACTAATGGTGTACCGTCTAGTTTTCTGTAAGGTCTTAGACCGAACTTTTCACTTACGTTTGCCATGTTTTAGTTTCTCCTATTTAACATATTGTTTAAGACCCTGTAGCAATTGCAAAAATATTATTTCTTGCGACTACCACCAAAGGTCACTCTAGACTGTCTATCAATATTGATAGGCATGTCTGGGTGTTGTTCCTTCAGAAGTTCTCTATCAACGGCTTCCATCCTATCTTGAGTTATTTTATCAAAATAAGCTTGCCTTTGAAGAAGTATTTCTTCAGGTATCCTTGCCAACACAAGGCCTCCAATCCCGACTAACCCCTGATATTTGCCTTCGGTAAAAACTGGATAATGATTTGAGCCATTTTCTTTTTCAACTTGTTCAGCTGAAACAAATTCCCAACCTTCTCTCAATTTTTTAGATACATTAGATGTATCATCAAACCCTTGGACGGTTACTCGTATCCATCTATGGGCATAACCTTTTGGCGCAGGTGGCGCATCCAAACTGGATGGTGGAGCCCAAACTTTCGGAGCCTCTTTTTCTTTCCTCATGTTTGAACTGCGTG